AACCCCCTACTAACCCTCTACTAAACTTCGCTGACTTTTATTAACCCTCTACTCTGTGTTATAATAAAAGTGTAGAATAGGAGTGATGTGTATGTCAGTTAAAAAGTATGACAAACCTGGCCAACCTAAAATATTTCAAACACCTCAAGAACTTGAAAAAGCCATCACTGCTTATTTCAATAAGTGTGAAGAATTAAATAAACCTATGACTTATGCTGGTCTTGCTCTTGCTTTGAATATCGATAGGCAAACTCTTTATAATTACGCTGAACGTGATGAATACTTCGACACGATAAAAAAAGCTCGTGACACCGTTCGTGCTTATGTTGAAGAGCAAATGTTTATTCGTGGTAATGCTGGCGTGATTTTTTATGCTAAGAATTATGGCTATACCGATCGTCAAGAAGTTTCTGTCGAACATTCAAACTTCGGCGATGTGCTTAAAAAGTTTACGGATAAACTATAACGGAGGCTAAGATGATAAATATTATTATCCCTGTGTATAAGGCTCACGATACTATCCAAGCAACGTTACATTCTATCGCTATGCAACGCTATGCTGAGTTCAATACTACTCTTGTGGTCGATGGCGAAGAATCAGGCTCTTATGATTATCTTAAGGCCTTTTTTGATATTAACATCCATTATCTACCAACTAATAGCGGTCCTGCTGTAGCGAGACAATATGGCATAGATAATACCGATGCTGAGTTCATCACGTTTGTTGATGCGGATGATACGCTTCTGACATCGTTGTCTTTATATTATATGCAACGTAACTTTACGGACAATATCGTAATCGTGAGCAATAACTTCCTTGAAGAAAAGAAAGACCGCAACTTACATCAGCGTGAGAACGATATGGTATGGATGCACGGCAAGATGTATCGCCGTAGTTTTTTGGATAAATATAACATACGCTTCAACGACTCAAGAGCTAACGAGGATGTTGGCTTCAATACGCAATGCCAATGTTACGCCAACGAACACGAGCAGATTTATCTCTGCAAAGACCTGGCTTATCTCTGGCAGTGGCGAGATGATTCAACTGTTAGAACTGATAACGCAGCGTTTACCTATGACCAATCAATCGAGGGCTATGTCAAAAATAAGGTATATGCTTTCAATAATGTAGTGGCTATCAAAGGCATCGATGACAGCGTTAAGTTTTTCATTATGTCAGGTTTAACGCATATTTTTATTAAATATTTAAAAGCAATGATAAGAGCGCCTAAGCAAGTCAAGCACGTGCATAAGTGGGCGAAGGTTTATTATAAGAAACTATATAAGTTCGTTGATGATGAATATAGCGATAAGGCTCAGCAAGCCGTGTTGAATCACGCAGGTTTAACTTTGAAAGAGCAGCACGATGAATTTCAAGCTTGGAAAGAAAAACTAAATGACTCTAGATGATGTGATTTTACTTGAGAAGCATCGAGACTTAATCAAAGACCGCTCTCAAGTAATTTTCTGCGAAGGCGTGACCAACGCTAGTAAGTCGTTCATCATCGGTATAGCGTTCATTCTGCGTATTATGACCGAACCTGCTACAAGGACTCAGTTCGTGTTAGCTGGGGTGAGTGTGCCAGTACTAGAAAGAATGTTCATACAGAACGAAGCATCGTTCTATAATATCTTCAAACCGATATGCGAATATACCGCAGCTGGTGAGGGTGGAGCTCGTATCGTGGTTAATGGAACAAAGACCATATATCTAGTAGGGTATGATAATAAGAAGCGTTGGCAGTCAATTTTAGGACTTACGATACACGGGTTTAACATTGAGGAAATCAACATTGCTGATGATGAGTTTATCAGCGAAGCATTCATCAGAACGTTTCGTAATGGCGGATGGATGTATGCGTCATGTAATGGCGGCGATCCTGACATACCAGTCTATACAGATTATATGAACAAGGGCAGGCCGCTTGATAAATACAGAGAACAGATACCGAAAGAAACTTGGAAAGAACTTGAGAGTCAAGAACCTGATTACGCTTTTAGATATTACTTCTTTACTTTCGATGACAATCCAACAATGACCATCTCTGAGCGGACTAACTTGATTAACAATACGCCAAAGAACAGTTACCAATGGAAGACTAAGATACTTGGCATACGTGGTATCCGTGAGGGTGCGATATATGCTGACTATATGGATAAGGCTAAAAACATCGTGAAGCTCGATATGCTGACAGGTGATATAGACTTCCTTAAGCCAAGAGGCATTGAGTTAATCACTATCGGTCAAGATGTCGGTGGCACGGATAACAACGTGTTCACGCTTAATCTGTTCACTCGGGGGTTCAGAGAACATATTGTCGTAGATATGCTAGAGTTTAACGATGCTAATCACGATGAAATATGGAACAAGTTCAGTGAGTGGCTTAAGCCATACTGGGAAAAATATTCAATGTTTATGAAAGGAGTCTTTATTGATAGCGCAGCTAAGATTATGCGGTTGACTATGGATGACAGACTCAAGAGATATTTTAATTTGAGATGCTACGGTGCATATAAGTATATGATAGTTCAACGTGTGGATGCGGGCATAAGTATGCTAGACCAAGCAAGGTTATTGTTCACACCGAAGACAGTGAGATGTTACGAGAGTTTTGCTAAGGCATATTATGACAAGTCAAGCAAGACTGAAGTTAGAGCATTTCCTGTGCATATACACAAAGACCGAGTTGACAGCATAGAATACGGCCACGCTAATTACTTAGCGAAGATGGCAAAGGTAGGTGAGCCGATTGAAATGGTTGGATAAGTTAATAGATAAAAGAATCAAAGAATATGGGAAGGGAGTTGCCAATATGCCACAATATAATCCGTTGTTAGTTAATATAGATAGTCGTGATAATGATAAGCACTTGACCAGGCGTATGTTGGAAAACTCCGTATGGTATAGTGGAATAGAACAAGACCTAGCGTATTTTTATATGAAGGAAGCACCGAAGTTCTACCGCACAGGTCAAGCCAGTGAAANNTTTCCACAGTTGATATGTGAGAAGATGGTTCACTTGCTAATAGGCAACGGCTACGACATTACAGTCGAAGGTGTCGATGAAGATATACTACAAGAGATGCTTGATGACATCTTACAAGATAACAAGTTCAAGCAGCAAGTGTTTGGCAAGTCAATCGAGACCGAGAGCTGGTCAGGTGGCATTGCTTGGAAGTTGAGTTGGAATCCACAACTGAGTGAGTATCCTATCATCGAAGCGTGGGAGCCTGAGAATTACTCTAACGTAATAATCAGTGGGCGTATCATTCAAGATATATTCTACATATATTACGACAAAGGCAATACGCAATATCGTTTGAGCGAAATATATGGCGTAGATAAAAAAGGTGCTTATATTGATTATAAACTTGAGGAGTTAGCATACGGTGGCAATAGCGGTGAGCCGCATTGGGTAACGGTATCGCTGAGTGACCTTGAGCAGACTAAAGACTTAAAGCGTGTGGCGTTCGATGGATATTTCAAGCGGTTGTCGTTGTACAAGCCTAACAAGTTGCCTAATAGTGAGTTTAGACATTCATACATTGGAGAGAGCGACTACGCTGGAAGCTACGGAGCGTTTGATGCTGTCGATGAGATTATCTCAACTTGGATTCAAGAGTTTCGTGACAGCAAGTTATACAGATACTTTCCTAAGGAGTTAATGCTAAAGGATAGTTCAGGCAATTCGCAATATCCAAGCGACTTCGATAAAGACCATACGTTATATGAAGACTCACCATCTGAAAATGTCGATAAGCAAAAGATTGTATATTCGCAAGGTAATATCAGAGTCGACAAGCACATTGAGTCATATAAAGTATGGGTTACGCAGATACTTAACAACGCAGGACTATCACCATTGACTGTGGGCGTGACTGGACTTGAGAGCATATCTGCTTCGGAACTATCGCAACAAGAACGTGAGAAAGTCAGTATCCGTACTCGTAATGAAAAAACTGAGTTATGGGCAGAGTTTCTCGAAGACATACTACATACGGTATTGGATTTTTATCTAATGACACGAGGTATGCAGCAGAACGATGACAACACTTATTCAGTTGGTAATTTACCTGAGTATGAAATCAAAGTTAATTTCAAAGACTACATCATCAAATCACAAGCAGATCGTACTGATGAAGTAAGCAAAGGCTTAGGCACAAGTTGGGATATCTTAACAGGTGTCAAATATGTGCATAAAGAAAAAACCGAACGAGAACAACTTGCGATATCAGCTAGGGTTAAACTCGAGAAAGGCATCAACAGCATCACTCAAGCGGAACTAAGCGCCTTACAAGCCGAGAACTTACTCGACAACGAGTCACTTGCTGAAGATGGCGTAGAGATACTGGGGGTGTAGCGTATGCCGTTAGAAGTAATCAGTGAGCGCAGAAAATATACTCGGTTAGCACATACACCAAGTGAGAGTGTGACTCTGAGTAATCGTGGACTTAGACCTGTCGTAAGCAGTAACGTATCAGCAGTAGGTTTAAAAGATGGTGCGTTGATAGTGAGATTTCACGGTGGAGCGACTTACGAGTATCCAGGTAGCGGTGATAAGTTCGAAACGATGTTGAACTCGCCAAGCAAAGGCAAGTTCGTGTGGAGAGAGTTACGCAGAGCAGGTGTGCCTTATAATCGCATAGGCGATGTCGTTATACCTGATGATGTCAAGGATGGATCGTTGAGAGACTTGATGCGTGAAGATGCAGAGTTTGGTATAGAAAGAATATCCACGTTAGTTACGACTGAAGACCTAATTGCATTAGGCGTAATCGCAGACTTAGAACGTGTAATGATATTAAACGCCTTATTAGCTTAGGCGGATAAAATAGTCGACAGACTTTAAATTGGAGGTAATTATAATGGCTGAGGAAGTCAAAGAAGTATTAGAGCAAACACCAGCTCCAAAGGTGGATGAAGTAAAAGCAACACAAGAAGTAAAATCCGAAGTTGTGAAATCGATTGACCCTAAAGCGGCAAGACAAGAAGTACTAAGGGAACTATCAAGTGAACTTGGTGTGAATTTGTTTGAAGCTGAAGGTTTAAAAAAAGTTAAGACATTGTTAGACAGCCAAAAATCCGAGCAAGAAAAATTGCAGGAAACATTGAAGGCTTACGAAGAAAAAGAAGCCACTTGGCACAAGCAAGAATTAACTTACAAGACTCAACTGGAAGCAAGCAAATTAGGCATACATAGCGATTACGTAGAGGACGCTCTCAAGTTAGCGGAATATGACCCTAGTAAACTTGCAGATGTAATCAAGAAATATCCTATGTTTAAAAATAAAGATGGGATTAAAATCGGTGTGCAGAATCCCTCTGGAACTAAGCCACCAACGGCTAATACCGAAGCCGAAGCCTATATGGCTCAAAATGCGAAGTATCGTAAATACCTTGCTGGTAAAACTAAATAAACGGAGGAATTAAATTATGGGATTATTATATCCAGATAGCACTGGTCATTATGTAGATGACAAATATTCACCGCTAGTAGAACCGAATCTATTCGCAGGAAACGTATTCCAACCAGGATTAAGTTTCACTGACAAATATCAAATCGGACCTGCTGGTCAAATTATGGTTCACAAACCTGGTATTAGCACAATCACTGCTACACATCCAGGTGCTGACTTCAACGAAACTGTAGTACAAGATAGCATTATCACTATTTCGTTGAACAAACAATTCAACCGTGCGAGAAAAATCTATGGTGCTACTGTAGCATCCGTAGCATACGGTATCGCAGCGGCTGAACTTGAAACCGCAGTTCAAGAAGTAAAAGATGCTTGGAACATTGAAGCAGCAAGTGCTTTAGTAGATGCAGATGGTATCAGAGTGTTGAAGAACGTTACTCTTGAAACTACATATAGCGATATTTATGACAGTATCGTTGATGCAAGACAAGCACTAAGAGACAAGAAAGCAAATCCAGATACTATTATCGTATCACCTGCAACTTACGGAAAATTACTTAAGAGTGATGCATTCCAACGTTCAGTTGACATTGATAACTCAGTCGTAAGAGATGCTTACGTTGGTAGAATCACTGGCTTAAATGTTTTCGAATATGAAAACTTATCATCCGCAGCTGGCAACTTAACCAACATCAACGGCACTACTGATGATATCATTTGGCAAGCAGGCACAGATGCACTTGAGTATATCGTGTATGACCACGATGCACTATCAATCGTTACATCAGTTAACGTTGTTGGTGTATGGGATGGTATGCCGAGATACAATGGCGTTACTGCTAACGTTGAAATCGTTTCTGGTTTTAAATTAACAAATCCATCAAGAGCAATCTTAAAGATTCACGATGGTTCAGCAACAGCTGACTTAGCATAACAAAATAAATTATGGGGGTGAGGGTTTAGCCCTTGCCCTCGTATTTTTAAAACGGAGGTAAGCAAAATATGGCACTAACGCAAAATGACTATATAAAATATGATATGACTACACAAGAATATTACATAACTAGAGATGCCGTAATCAATCTTACGACATATTCTAGTGATGAATTAGGCTTGATTTTTAATGACATAAATAAGGCATTAAAGATAATTAGTCATAGTGTATATAGATTGATATATAACTGGCGTA